ATTAATTAGTGAAGCTAGAAAGATAGCAATTGACTTTAACGGGGTTGAACAAAAATTAAAGCCAGTTCATTTACAACACAGAATGCGAATTGGAATCAACAGAGCAACAAAGCTATATGAGCAGTTAAAGAATGAAGGCTTAGTTTAGCAGTCTCCTCGTGAGGCTGTTTTATTTTGCGCACAAAAAAAGAAGACCACTGTTTCCGCAGTGGTCCACTAAATAAAACAAACTATGTTAGAAGATTTCCTAATAGAATTGTACCATCACAGCGTTTGCGTTTCAATTAGAAAGGATCAGAACAATGAGAACTTACTGGTATGTGTCATTAAACAATAAATACCCGCCGCCGATGAAAGGACAATGTAAACGTGTAGTGATGTCTGTTCAAATGAAGGCAAAGTTTTCAATTGTAGAAATGACCAGAGAGGCAACGCCAGTAGAGACTGATCATTGCAAGCTAGTTTATTGTGGTTATGGACATTGGAAAGATGAGCATATACAAGAAAACATCAGAAAATACACATAGAGAGGTGGTGGAGCTAGTGTGGAAAAATGGGAGTTAGCCTATAAGGACAGACAACAAGGTATGAAGTATAAAGAGATCGCAGAGAAGTACGGCGTGTCAATCAATACTGTAAAAGCATGGAAGTCTAGGAAGTGGAACAAGCAGGATCAAACTAGTAATCTACCACCTAAAAAGGTTGCACACAAAAAGGAAAAAGGTTGCACACAAAAGAAGTTGCAATCTGTTGCAGAAGTCGAAGAGGTTGACGAATTAAAAGACGAACATCAACTCTTTTGTCTGCTGTATTTAAAATATAAATTCAATGCTACGAAAGCTTACCAAGAAGTATACGGCGTTGACTACAAAACAGCTAGCTCTAATGCCTGGCGCTTGATGGGATATGATGGAGTTAACAAAGAAATCAAACGACTCAAAAATGAGATTAAGAATAATATCCATGTTGAGATTGAAGACTTGATACAAGAATACGTGAATCAATTCTCTGCTGACATTACTGATATAGTCAAAGTCGATCTAACTGAATACGAGGTTAGAGATAAGGCTGGAAATAAATTAAAGACAAAAGAAGGCGAACAGGTTATTGGTCGTCTTAATGACGTGTATGTTGAATCAAGCGATAACTTTGATGGTTCCTTGGTTAAGAAAATTTCTCAAGGTAAAGACGGAATTTCCGTTGAACTATACGACAAACAGAAGGCCATGAGTGAGCTAATGAAATTCTTAGCTAATGACAAACTAAAAGATGCTCAAACAAGAAAAGCAGAAGCAGAGGCGAATATTATAGAACATGAAGCTAACAAACTCACTAACTCGAATGCTGGCAATGATTTGTTGAAGGCATTGTTAGATGTTAAATCTGGCGGCGACGGGAGTGGTTCAGTTGAGGTTTAGTAATAAGCAGCAGGAAAACATAAACTTTGATATGAGTAGAATCACTTTTGAATTGAACGAGGGGACACCGCGAAGTGGGAAGACTACCGCCGATATTTTCAAAATGGCTGATTTTTACTTGAGATCACCAGACCAAAACCATTTGGTTGCTGCATATAACCAAGAGCAAGCCTTTCGTATGTTCATGGACGGTGACGGCTATGGCTTAATGCATATTTTTGCAGAGTGCTCTGAGGTGCGTCACGATGAACACGGTGATCACTTGCTGCTTCATGCTCCAAATGGTGATAAGAAGATTTACTACAAAGGTGGCGGAAAGGCCAATAGTGTGGGCGCCATTACTGGTATGTCTCTGGGGTCTGTTACTTTTCTTGAGTTTAACTTGCTACATAAAGATTTCATCAATGAATCATTTCGGAGGACTTTCGCTGCAGAATGGCGCTATCATCTTGGCGAACAGAACCCACCAGCTCCGAATCATCCGAATTTAGAATTATTAGATCGCTTCGAGAAATCGGGGCGTTTTCTATTTCGACATTGGACACCGGATGACAATCCAATCTTGTCCGCTGATCGGAAGCAGCAGCTCTTTGACGAGTTATCCAGCAGTGAGTATCTGCTTGATCGCGACTGGTATGGTAAGCGAGTCCTTCCTGAAGGCGTGATCTATTCGATGTTCGGCAAGGACAACAAAGTCGCGGCGATCAAAGGGAGAGTGATTGAAACGTTCTTCACCGCTGATGGCGGCCAAGCGGATGCGACGACGTGCGCTTTTTGGGTGATCACTAATCATGATGGTAAGTTCTATCTGTACCGACTGGCTAACTATTACCACAGCGGATCAGATACAGGGAGCACTAAGGCCATGTCTATCTATGCCAAGGAGATCAAACAGTTCGTGACGTGGTGCTATGAGAAATGGAAAGACCTGCCGCACTGGAATTGGTTCTTTGTCGATCCAGCGTGTAAGACGTTGCGAAGTGAATTAGAACTTATCGGTATTGATACTGAAAGAGCTGACAACAATAGTTCAGATAAAGTTACCAGCAATGGCTTAAAAATAGAAGTCGGCATCGAACGGCTTCAAAATACGATCCAAAGCCGGCAGTTCCTGCTACTCGATAGCGTCGATCAATTCGATCATTACAATTTCGAGAAAGAACTGTCCATGTATGTTCGGAATGACAACGGGCTTCCGATCGATAAATATAACCATGCCTTGGATGAGGCTAGGTACGGCAACAATTATTTTTATAAAACCTATATCGCCTAGTAGAAAGAGGTGAGGCAATGTTTGAGAGAGTAAAAGCTCTATTTAGAATTGGAGGTGCAAAAGTGGGAGTCGTTCAAACTTTAAATGATATCACGGATCATCCGAAAATTTCCGTAAACTCAAATGAATTTAACCGGATTCGAGAAAACCGCAGGATCTACAAGAATACATTTCCTGATGTCTCTTATATCAATAGCGAGGGCTTATCGGCAACACGTCCTTTCCACTCGCTGAACGTTTCTAAAGTGGTGTCTAGGAAATTATCGAAGCTCGTCTTTAACGACGGCTGCGACATCACTGTTGATGATGACAATGCAGACAAATTTCTTCAAGAAGTTTTTTCTGACAACAAATTTCGGAAGAACTTCGGCGAGGAATTAGAAGCCGGGTATGCGATCGGTGGTTTGGCATTGCGACCATACGTCGATACGAACACCGGTAAGATAAAAATATCTTATTGCCGCGCTGATACATTCTATCCGTTGCAGTCGAATACCAATGATATTTCAGAAGCGGCGATCGCGACCGTGACCCAGCAAGCCGAGGGTCAAAAGACCGTTTACTACACGCTGTTAGAATTTCATGAGTGGGAAAACGGAACGTATTTCATTCGCAATGAACTGTATCGATCTGACGAACAAAATCAAGTTGGCGTTAAAATTCCGCTGGCCACACTTGAAAAATATAAGAATCTCAAAGATGAGGTGGCAATGAAGGGATTCAGTCGGCCGTTATTCGTCTATATTAAGCTGGCTGGAAAAAACAATCTTGATCTAAACAGCCCGCTTAGTCTTGGTGTGATCGACAATGCTAAGCGGCAGTTGATCGACATCAATGAAAAATACGATGAGTTTATGTGGGAGATTGAGGAAGCCAAGCGAAAAATACTTGCGTCAGATCATTTCTTCAAAGTCCGTTATGACGAGAAAGGGAATCCGATCAAACGCTTTGACAGCAAGACCTCAGTTTATCAGCGCTTGAAATCAGATGAGCCGTTCATTGACGAGTTTTCGCCATCGTTGCGATCGACTGAGTTTATCGACAGCATTAACTTTATTCTCCGTATCATTGAGCTTCAGACAGGCTTTTCTAGTGGAACGTTTAGTTTTGATGGTCAATCGGTAAAGACGGCGACAGAGATAATTAGCGAGAACTCTGAGACGTTCTCAACACGATCCGATAACGTTCTGATCGTCGAGGAAGCACTAAAAGAACTGATCACGACTATTTTTGAATTAGCAGACGCCTACGATTTATTTTCTGCGTCGGAGGAATTTGGAGTCAATATTGATTTCGATGATGGTGTATTTCAATCACAGGACGCTAAAGCGGACTACTATTCCAAATTAGTCACTGCTGGGCTTTCATCGAAGTTGAGTGCGATTCAGAAACTTACTGGCGCTACCGAGAAGGAAGCCAAGAAGATCGTATACGAGATCAGAGCCGAAGCTCTTGAAATGGATTATGTGGAACAAGAAAATAACTCTGCGAATCAGCAGCTAGGGGATGATGAATAATGTCTGATCAGTTATTTCAATGTGGAAAGTGTGGTCAGTTGACGCGACTCGTTCGGGAATCCGAAAAATTAGAAGGTGGGATCGTTCATGAATTTGCAGAATGTGAAAAATGTCAGGGCAAAACGACTATTTTCTATTCTGACAAAGAGATCCGTTCTCTTTTAATCAAGCAGCAGAACACCAAACCAGGGAAATACCGAACGAAACTCGCTGCTGAAATTCAAGAGAAAATGAACCGATTGAGGCAGGAAATGGAGTGATAGCATGATCACACCGCATCAACTAGATTTATGGTCTAGTAACATGGCTCATCTCTATCAGTCATTAGAAGGTGAACTGATACGTCTGATTGCAAAGCGTCTGAATACAGGGCACGAAAATATACTTGATTGGCAACGCGAAAAGCTGCAAGAGCTGCATCTTTTCAATAAGGATGCGATCAAGGTCATTTCTCAGATCACCGGTATCGCGGAATCAGAAGTGACGAGGATGTTTGAAAGTTCCGGCGAGAAAATCGTCCGAGATATTGACAAGCAGATGCCTTATGATCCGCACCAACTGCCGAACGATCTTGATAACATAATGAAAGCCTACCACGATCAAGTGTGGAGCGAGCTAAACAATTACGTCAATCAAACGCTGCTCTCCACGAACTTTGGTTACGGCACTGCGACCACTCAAATGTTTAACGAAATAATCAACAAGACGACTGCTGCTTTTAACAGCGGTCTTTTTACGTTTGAGGAAGCGTTAGAAAAAACTATTAGGGAATGGGCGCAAAAAGGTATCCGCTCGACTTTTGTGGACAAGGGCGGACATACATGGAGCTTAGAACGATATGCTCGAACTGTTTTGAAATCTACTCTAAATAACACTTACGACAAATTGCGTAAGGATCGCATGGCAGAGTATGGCGTCCACACTGTAATCGTCACGAGCCACATGGGAGCTCGACAAGCATGTTCATTGATACAAGGTCACGTTGTTGATCTTCGTGAATCTGTACCGTCTGACAGCGAGTACCGTAGTATTTATGATCCATACTGGAAAGCCGACTACGGCACAGCTAGTGGTCATAGAGGGGTCAATTGTGCTCATCTGCATATCCCATATATTCCCGGTGTAAATGAAAATAATCAGCCTAAGTTTGACGAAAAAGAAAATGCTAAAGTAGCCGAGTTGATCAAAAGGCAACGAGCATTAGAGCGCCAGATTGTTAAATTGAAAAAGAATCAGGCAGTTGCTGAGGCACTTGGGCAAACCGATAGCGCGAAAGCTTGGGGTCAGAAGGTCAGAGCGGCTCAGTCTGCTATGCGGGATCTTGTTAATTCCAATGAGTATTTAAGCCGGAATTATGCACGCGAGAAAGTTTACACGCCTATCAATACACTACTAAAAGATTTTAGGTACGACGATTTTTAATGTTTCATTAGACCTGCTCGGAAGTCTCAAAAAGACGGCTCAAAGTGGGAGTTGCCACTCAAAAAACACTTAGGAGGAAACAACATGAAGAAAGAAGATTTATTGGAACTAGGTATCGATGAAGAAACGGCAAAATCGGTGATGGCTTTGCATGGTAAAACTGTTACGTCACTGAACACTCAATTATCCACTGTTCAGAGTGAAAGAGATAACGCGAACCAACAGCTTGAAGCTAATCAAACCGAACTTAATTCGCTTAAGGAGTCTGCAAAGGGTAATGAAGAGCTCACCCAACAATTGGCAGATCTCCAAGGTAAATTCAACACTATCAAATCTGAATCGGAAACTAAGTTATCTGAGCAACAAAAAGACTTCGCAATTAAGCTTGCTTTGAAAGAAGCGAATGCGTTAGACGAAAGTATTGTTTTAGGTCTGTTGGATCGCGACACGATCAAAGTGACTGACAATGGACTGCAAGGCTTAGACGAGCAACTGAATGGTCTGAAAGAGAGTAAAGCATTTTTGTTTCAAGAATCAGTCGATCCAAACACAAAAGAAAAGCCAGAAATCGTCCCTGGTGGAAATCCTTCTGGAGGCGGTCAAGGTAGTGATAAGACAATCGTACAAAAAATTCAAGAAAGATTAGGTGAATAATTATGGCATTAGTATTAGATAGTAAAGATTTAGCAACAATCGACAAAGAATTTCGTGCGGATTCTCAAGTCTGGGATGTACTAACTCAAGGTGCAAAAAGCATCACTGCAGCAGATTTCGTAGGTGCAAATGAGGTTCGGATCAATAAAATGTCAGGTTTTATGGAAGCTACTGAATACATCCGAAACGGGGAAAATGCTCGCAACCAAATCAGTATCGCAAAAGAAACCATCAAGCTGACTCATGAAGATTGGTTCGGATATGACGTAGACCAGTTAGATCAATCGGAAAGTG